TACTCGGTCATCTCAGGTCTCCCTTGGGGCTTGATTGCCCTCTGATGTAAAAAACAATATAGCAGAATCTGAAATGCTGCAAGCGTGTTTTTGCGTTATGCAAAAAAGTTTTTTGCAGCGGCAACGGCGTTTTGCCAGTCGCCCTTAGTCAGGGGCGCCACGATATAATGCGCATCAGCGTCGGCGGCGGCATTTCCATGATTGCTGATCCGGATTTTAAACTCACGCGGGGCCGGGCCGAATGAATTCGTCTCGGAGTTGTATTCATTGAACGCTGCGTGCTCGGCTACAGTGCACACCGTCACGTACCGCGACTCGCTCACGCGGCTGTCGTCGGTCGTGACATGGAATCCGGCTTTCTCAAGCGCGCGGGCAATGCTGGCTTGCTGCGCGGAGGTTTTTTTCACGAGGGCGGCGTAGGTGGTGGTCATTTCGGTAACTCCCGTTTTGTGGTTATGGCTTTTTATAATACGGATTCCGTAACCCGGCAAGCATTTTTTTTTGTTCGCTTGCGTTTTTTTTTGCTTGACGGGTGTTATAGATTCCGTTAGTGTCTGGGTATCAACAAGGCAAAAGCCTAACGGGAGATTCTAAAAATGAAAACGATTCAAAACCGCCACGCCGATAAATGGCTTGCAAAAATCACAGAAGTGCGCGCGCACACCCTGCGCAACGCATTTAGCGGTGAGCTGGTCGGGGTCGATGCATTGCGCTGGTGTCTGGCAAATCTGTATTGGGTGCGTCTGCAGGTGGACGCCGAAAATAAAACCGGCGAACTGTACTGCGATGAAAACGAGTACTACCGCTTTTCAATCGCCTAACCAACTCACCCACCGCACAACCTAACGGGAGATTCTGACATGCAAAATTTTGAACAATTCGCCGCAGACGTTAACTCGCTGGTTAACACGCTTCAGGCATACGCAAACGGCGGCGAGGCTCTGGCTCAATCGGTCGGGCGTCGCGGGTTCCCGGATTTTGATTACTCGGTTTACGTTTGCGAGGCTGCGCACCAGATTACCGGATATGATCGGGGTTTCTGCCTGCTATTCAACCGCCAACACCGCGCCGCCGCCGTGCAATACGGATTCAATCAGGCAGCCTAGCCAACCCGCCAACCGCAAAGCCTCCCAGCCTTTCCGCTGGGGGGTTTTTTGCGCCTCTTGCGCCCCGCCTCGCCGTGCGTTATCATGCTCGGGCATAACCTCGGGGGTGTCTCATGCGGCAATCAACATCCGGCACATTCACAGCGACAGGCGAGAGCCTCGCCGTGCAATTTCCGCGCATGACTGGGGATGTCCAATTGTCTGGCACATTCGTTGCAACGGTCTATGTGCAACGCTCGCTAGATGAGGGCACAACGTGGGTTAACATCTCGGATGCCCTGACAGCGCCGGGCGCTTATGAGATCACCGATCCGCGCGGCGGCTGGTTGCGTGTGGCGTGTACCGCCTACACCTCGGGGACGGTGTCGTATGATCTTGGCGCTGGTTTTAGGTCGTAACTAAATAAAGTTTTATCTATGCCACGCGGCGCACCTCCCGGAACCAGATATGGCGGCAGGGCAAAGGGGACACCGAACAAAAGCACGGTGAACATCACCGAGGCCATTCGAGAGGCGTTTCAGCGGGCTGGTGGCGCTGATTATTTGCTCAAAATTGCCGCCGAACACCCTGCGGTGTTTTGTTCGATGGTTGCGAAAGTTTTGCCCAAGCAGGTCGATCATACGTTTCACAACCTCGCCGACGAGCTGAGCCGGGCGCGGCAACGTGTGCTAGAGCTGGAGGCGCAGCCCGTGGCTGTCCTGCCATACGATCCCGCGCCGGTGATGCCAATGCAGCTTGGCCGGGCGCTTGAAGCTGCGATTATCGAACAAGGGGAGGATGACGACGATGACGACTGATCCCCGCCGCGAGCTTGTGCAATCGCTTGGCGCCTTCGCTCGCGATCCCTACGGTTTCGTCATGTTCGCGTACCCGTGGGGAGAGCCGGGCACGCCGCTGGAGCTGGAGCGGCCAGAGGACTGGCAGGTCGAGGCGCTGCAGGCAATCGGGCGCGGCATCAATCCCGCCTCGGTGATGCGCTATGCTGTTTCCAGCGGTCACGGGATTGGCAAGAGCGCATTTTTTAGCTGGCTTATCCACTGGAGCCTTGCCACCCACCCCTACACGCGATTGCGGGCAACGGCGCAGACAGGGACGCAGCTAGCCTCGGTGCTGTGGGCAGAGCTGGCAAAATGGCATCGCCTGTTCATCGCGCGCGATCTGTTCCGCTGGTCGCCAACGTCATACGTCTGGGCCGCTGATCCGGCCAACTGGCGGGCTGATGCCGTGACGTGGAGCGACAACAACTCCTCCGGCTTCGCGGGCCTCCATAACGCCGGGCGGCGTACCGTGATTCTGATGGACGAGGCCTCGGCGATCCCCGGCGAGATTTATGACACGGCAGAGGGCGCCCTCTCGGATGACAACACCGAGCGCCTGATCGTGGTGGCGGGCAACCCCACAGAGCCAAGCGGGCGGTTCTTTGACGTGTTCCACAAGCTCAAGGGCCAGTGGGTTACGCGCTTTGTTGACAGCCGCAGTGTCCGGCGGACGGACAAGGAGAAGATTAATCAGCTAATTGAAACTTGGGGCATCGACTCCAACGTCGTCAAAGTGCGCGTCCTCGGGCAGTTTCCGAGCGAGAGCGCCAATCAGCTGATCCCCTTTGGCCTCGTGCAGGCAGCTATGAGCCGTGCGCCTGTTGAAGACCTCGGAGCACCCGTCATCCTCGGTGTTGATCCATCCAGCGGGCAGGGCGAGTGCGAAAGCGTGGCGGTGCTGCGTACCGGGCGGTACGTTAACCCCTCGATGGTGTGGCGCTGGAAACAGCACGCCAGCATGATGGATCTGGCGCACCGCGTGGCGGAGATCATCGACAGGCACAGGCCGGATGCTGTCTATGTGGACGGCTGTGCATACGGGCACACTCTGGTGCAGATGCTGGACAGCATGGGCCACGTTGCACAAGCCGTCCATGCGGGCGGCGGGTCCAGCGATCGCCGCTATGCCAACAAGCGGGCGCAGAATTGGTGTGCGCTCAAAGAAGACTTGGCAACGGGCGTATTCAGCCTGCCGGATGATCCAGAGCTGATGCAGCAGTTGACGATGGTGCCGTACGGGTTCGACAAGAACGGTGCAATTCTGCTTGAGAAGAAGGAAAACCTGCCTTACTCGCCTGACATTGCGGATGCTCTTGCAATAACGTATAGTTACCCCGTCGTGCGCCGGGACATGCGGGTGCATCAGCAGTTCTATCAGCCGAGCAATTACATGGACGAGGCAACGTATGGGTAGCATATTCAAAGGGCCGAAAGCGCCGGAAGTGGCACCGCCTCCGCCGACGCCTGACCAGACGGACATGGAGCGCCGGGCAGAGCTGGCGGCAGAAGCATTGCGGATGCGGCGCGGGCGCGCGGCCAATGTGTATGCGGGTGAGACGCAGCAGGGCACGACGAGTGCGGGCAAAATGTTATTGGGGCAGTGATATGGGATTAATTCCGTCTCTTGCATACGCCATGAAAAAACGGGAATCCCGCAAGGCTGAAACCGCCAAAATCGACGCAGCGCAAGTAGAAATGTCAAACATGCGCCGCGAACGGCAGACTGTGCAACGTGCATCCGCAACAATGGCGCAGACGCCATCGGCAGCCAAAACCCTGTTAGGCCAATGAAATCAGGCAAAGAGATTATCGACGCCTTCCAGCGGGCCAAAACAATCCGCATGAACGGCTATGACCAGCGGTTCAACCGGATTGCTCGCTATCTGGCCCCGCAGGATGAGCATTTCGGCGATCTGAATCGGCAGCCGGGCAATCATGCGCGCGAGAAGATTTTCTACAATAAGCCCTCATTGCTTGTGGAAAAATACATATCCGTGCTTGATTACCTGCTGACACCTGCCGGGACGCTGTGGCACGGCCTAACGCTTGAGAACGGCGACGAGTTAGCGGATAGCCCTGCGGTCAAGGATTGGTTTGACCAGACGCGGGACGTGCTGTTTCGGTATCGCTACAACACCCGCAGCGGGTTCCGTGGGGCATCGCTGTCCGGTTATGCTGATATTGGCGTATTCGGCAATTCCTGCATCTTCATTGATGAGCGGGCCGACGGCACCCCGCATTACCGGGCCGTGCCGATGTATCAGGTGTTTATCGGCGAGGACTGGCTGGGCCAGCCGGATACGGTTTACAGGCATTTCCCGTCCACAATCCGGCAACTGAAGCAGAGGTTCGGCGAGGAGCTGTTGCCGTCTGCCGTGCTGTCACGCGGGAAGCAGAACGCTGAAGAGACAGTGGAAGTTGTCCATTGCGTCATCCCGAACGAGCGTTATGTGGTGGATTCTGATAGGCCAGAGGAATCGCAATACACCAGTCACTAT